CAATTCAGCTAAAGTAGGTGGATACAGCCCTTCTACAACGGCTACAGCAAATACAATACCAGTACGCAATGCAGATGGTAAACTTCCTGGAGATATTTTAGGAAATGCTGCAACAGCAACTTCTGCTACTTCAGCAACTAGTGCTACTACAGCTACTAAGCTAGCTACAGCACGAACTATAGCATTAGGCGGAGATGCTTCCGGTAGTGCAAATTTTGATGGAAGCGCTAATGTTACTATAAGTGCTACAGTTAATAATGCTGCTAAAGTTGGCGGTTACAGTCCTTCTACAACAGCTACTGCTAGTACTGTTCCAGTAAGGGATACTAATGGCAAGCTTGCTGGTGATATATTGGGAAATGCTGCTACAGCAACTACAGCCTCTAGTGCTACTACAGCTACTAAGCTTGCCACAGCAAGAACAATATCACTTACAGGTGATGTCACTGGGAGCACTACATTCGATGGCAGCGCTAACAAAACTATAGCTACCACAGTGAACAATTCTGCCAAAGTTGGAGGATACAGCCCGTCTACGTCGGCTACAGCCAATGCTGTTGCTGTAAGGGACGCTAATGGTAAGCTACCTGGCGACATTACGGGAAATGCAGCCACAGCTACTACAGCAACTAATGCTAATAAGTTGACTACACCCAGAACTATTAGTCTTACAGGAGACGTTAGCGGTAGCACAACCTTCGATGGGAGTGGCAATGCTACTATAGCTGCTACAGTAAGCAACGCAGCTAAGCTAGCAGGGTACAGTCCTAACACTAGCACTGGAGCTAACACAATACCAGTAAGGAATTCTTCGGGAGCATTGCCTGGCAATATTTTAGGTAATGCTGCTACAGCTACTAAGCTTGCTACAGCAAGGACTATAAGTCTTACAGGGGATGTTACGGGAAGTGCTTCTTTTGATGGAAGCGCTAATGCTACAATAGCTACTACAATATCAAAGAGATTTACAAGTCAAACTGTATTATTACAGCAAAGCTTGCCTACTTCAGATGCTACACCTGGAACATCTTATGCTCTATATCAAGGTTTTACTGGTTCTGAAATTAATTATTATTTTCCTTATAAATTTCCAACCACTGCACATTTATTATTAATAGGTTATATAACTGTCACTAGAACTTCTGGAGCGACTGAGAGTTATTTATATTATGGCCAAACATCTGAAGCCGATATATGGAATTATGCAAAGAGTGTTGGAACATACAGTTGGACAGTCATATTAAGTATTCAAAAACAATACATTATTAAATTTTCTTTGATTTCGCCATCAACAACTAGTATAAACAATAGTTTACAAATAATTAGTACTACTGGACCTTATTATTTATTTTGGAAAAATGGGGCGAACACTACTGCATATTTAGATTTTCACGTAATTTATTTAGGATAATTCAAAAACAAAGAAAGCCTCCTTTATGGGAGGCTTCTTCTTTCTTAAGCAGCATTAGTCAAACTTTGATATTAGTGCTCTCTTTTCCACCAGCTCACGATACTTAGGATTCTGTAGCTTCTTAGTGTCCGTTAGTGCCTCAAACATTTCATGAGGAGAGCTAAAGGGTACTATATCTTCCCTGGTATTAGCACTACCGTCAATGTATCCTCCTGAAACTTGTTGAGTATTAGCAAGATACTGAGCTTTCAATCCTAATAAAGCCCATTTCATTACTTTAGGGTCTCCTGAAAGCATAAGAGCATTGAATTCTTCTTTCTCTTCCTTTGACAATGTTTTATTCGCCCACTCAGCCATAGAAGTAAATGTCCCTTTACCACCAACTGTATCATAAAGCTTGTCTAAGATTGCATCAGCTTCTGAGCGCAACCCTTTTATAGCTAATTGTAACTCTGTCTTTGTAAAGCCTTTGTCCATAAATGGTTTTAGGTCATCATCACTAAGGTTATCTTTGTAAATTAGTGACTGCAATTCTGGTAATATGTCATCTATAGCCACCTTAGACTTTTCCTTCTCTTCCTTTGGTGCTTCTTCAGTGGATAGCAAAGGTTTTACTGGAGCTTCTTTAGCTTCTTCAGGTTTAACTTCTGCTGCTTCTTGAGGCTGAGCTTCTACTGCCTTTTCTTCTTTAACCTCTTGAGCTTCCACCAATTCTTTACCTTCTTCCAACCCAATTTTTCTTTCCTCCATACTACACACCTCCACCTATAATATTTTGTGCTGCTTGCATTTGCAGCATTTGTTGTTGCTCTGCCATTAATTCTTCCTGAGTCTTAATTAAACCCTGAGCATTTAGACTTAGACTGCTAACAATCTGAGTAAGATATTCATACCAGTTTATATATTGCAGTGCTGGTTGAATGTTCCCTACAGCGCTAAGAAATGTTAATAGCTTGTTTAATTCAGTTGTCCTAGCCAGTGCTTCAAATCCACTGGTAAGAACAAGTTTTACATCTTCTTCGGGAGGCTGAGGGAGAGTTTTTTGAATCTTTTCTCTGATAAGCTGTAACAGAGGCTTTTGCAATTCTTCAGCTAATAAAGTATATACACCTCCCAACAATGCTTCTAACTCTTCTGTAAGCCTTCTAATTTCTTCTGCAGTAACCCTTTCGGCACTCCTAGGATTGAACACCAGGAACATCTGATTGATACGATTTTCCAATTGCATTATCTGTTCTTGTGCGGTCTTTAAGTCCGCATAAGAGCTAACACCCATGGTGCCAACATCATCCTTGTTTCCTATGATGATATCACCATTTTTGGCGTTCTTAATCAGGTTTATGTTGGTCTCAGCGCTAGGACGCACTAAAAAGATAGTCTTAGCAGCAGCTAGCGCTGAGTTAGTGACCGCCTTAGAAAGGCTCTCAAGGTTTAACAGGTCTCCTAGTACCTGTTCAACCAGTCCATGTCCATATTCGTTGTTAGTCCAACGCAACACAAGGATAGGTAATAGCTTTACCCACTTCCTTGTGTTAGGGACCTCTAGCTCTCCTATTTCTTGCCACATCTCCCACTTACCATCTGTGAGCTTAGCAGCGGTAAAAATGTCATACATATCGCTGCTTAAGCCTGAAGCTGCACTTTGTATATCAGCTGCTGAAGCTATGTTCTGTTGAGCTATAAAGTCTCTGAGGGCTTTAGGGAGCGTGTCTTTATCTACAGTTTCCCTAAGGATAACTTCAGTAAGGTTCATAGCTTTATCACGGACTACCACGTAGTCTCTCAAATTATACAACTTTAGCTTGTCATCTTTAAACCACAGAGCCACGTTTCCTGTGATAATAAGATGTTTCAACGCTTCTGATAACGTATATCTTACTGATAGCTGGTTCAGTTCTTGCATAGTCATCTTCTCTAACAGTGTTAGATAGTCCTCAGCAGAGTTTACAACATCTCTAGGCAGTGAAGCCCTTAAAGCTTCATCCAGCTTATATGTGAAAAATCCCCCAGTGGGAGGAAGCAATGCTAACAATAGTTTTGATGATAAATTGTTTACTCCTCGTGCTCCAACTGATTGCCACGATTGGTACAAAGGCTGATTATCATTATTATTTGGTGGAAAAATATATTGGAGTGTTAATGCTGAACAAGTTTCAGCAATGTTCATTAAACTTTGCTTACGCATTGCCAACTTCTGAAACCTACTTTTCAAAGAAGTTTCCTTCAACTCTTCCATTCTTATCCTCCTCCTTTAGATTATATAATTCCAAGCAAGCGTCAATAAGTTCACGCTTGCCCGCATACATCCATATAGTTCTATCATTATCCGCAATATTTGGACATTTAGGTGGATATAGCTTGTCTAAATATTTCACTAGGTCTTCTGCAGACAATGGGATTCCTATTCTATCTTCCATATATTTTAGTCACCCCCTTTAATTATAATCTTAATGCTATACCCTCTCATTGCCCCTAGAATCCATTTTGTTATAGCAACCAAGGTAATCTGTCATACGACAACACCCAAAGGCTCCTAGGGGCTCCTACGCTTAGGTAACTTTTGTAATCCTAATAAATACTACAAAACATTTGTTTCACAATCTCCTCCAGCAGAACAGGCAAATGCTGCTGAAGTGTTGCTATGACTTTCTAAGACTGAGCTATCAATAAGAAACTCTGCTTTCTTTTTGGAAGCTTTCCGAAGTTTCTTTACCATAGAATCATAGGTTTCTTTGTCTATTACTTCATAAGGTGCTTGCGGGAAGGAGTTATTATCTGGTAGGAACGTTATTCCAACAATTTTGTCCAAATATTGCTTTAGCCAATCTTCCACTATTTCCCACTCTATATCATTCTTAACCGTGATAGTAGTGGACGGATTATGGTCTGCCCATACCCATTCCATCATTAAATAATACTCAATTTGTTCTACTACGTCTCTATCCCTATGGTTAGGATATTCAAGAGGAAATTCCACAACTAAGGTTTCATTGTTATACACATCTTGAAACAATTCAAACCCAAAGCTTTTTAGATAGTCCACCAGTGGGTCATTTTTGTTAATTCGTAACCTTCTAATTACATAACGCCCAAAACTGTTATGTAATCCAGGCGTGGTGCCCAGAATTTGACTGGCTGTGCCACTAGGCTTAACAGTTGTAATGGCTTTTATTTCAGGAAGTCCATATATTTCTGCTACTTGTTTAGCATATTCACGAACTTCTCTACGCAAATCTGTTAGTATTCTTTCGGTATTGAAAGAGTGTTCACTAAGTATTGGATGATTTCTTAAGCCTGTTAAAGATACTCCCAACAAGGGTTCAGTTTTAGCATTTTGTTGCCATCGTGGGTCTAATACTGCTGTATAATTTGTGTTTAGTGCTTGCAAAATGCCCAACAATGTAGCCATCTTTGCTTTTACAGTAAGGGATTCCTTTGTATCATCAGGTTCCACATGGACTTCAGTTAAGTTACAGAATTGGAATGGTCTCAAGATTATTTCACCGCAGTTGTGAATCACAAACCCATTGACTACACCAAAGTGAGTCTCTGGTTCGCTGAAGTCATATACTTCTTCTTTACCTTTATAGACCACTTTGCGTACCTTTGGTGCTCTAGTTATTACGAGTTCTCTTAAGGCTTTTTGTTTATATTTTTGAATAAAGTTAATTTCATTAGCAAACTGTAATATTGAATCAAATCGACTAATGTTAACATCATAACTTTCATGAACTGTATACACACCATTTGGAAACTGATTTTTATGCTCTTTATTGGTTGTTATATAACTATCGATTCCAACTAATTTCAACAAATTTTTTACCTGATGAGCTAAATTCTTGTTTGAGGTTTTTAACACCACTCTATATTTTGAAATTACTGAACCATTAGCTGAAAACAAACCTGATAAGAATCCTTTGATTTCTTTTGGTTCTTCTACATCAAGAGTATCTTTTCTTAAAAGTTTTTTCATATGTTCTGGCAATTCTCTATCTATCAAACGCTTATCACTAAAACCCCATTCTTGCATTTTAGGCACAATATCCGAACGCCAAACTTGTCTATAAGTTAAATTTTCTGCATCAATCATTGAAATTATTTCTTTGTCTTTCTTGTGATTAATATTATAAATCACCTTGGGTTTTTCATTGTAGAGATGGGTTAAAGTACCATCTCCCTGTAAGAAACCCATTAATAGTAAATCTTTATCATGTATTGGTTCTTTGATGAAAGGCATTAAACGTTTACCTTTTAAGTCCTTTACTTCTACCACTTCACCAGTGTTTGTCATAACTTTATGATTTGCTGTAGCTTCCAGTAAAGGTTTTGAAAATTCACCGTACACTTGATATACATCTTTAACACCAGTGAACCATGCTTTACCCTTAGTAATTTTCCCATCTTTGTTTACAATATCAAAGGACTCAAGTTTAGCAAGTTCACCTATAGGTCTCTCACCCTCAGAAGTCAGTATTAGAGCGTCTTTGGTTAGACAAGGGTTGGTTCCTAAAAATTGTTCATCGTATAAATCCCTTCTAAGTTTAACCCATTGCTTATCTTTAGCATATTTTCGATTAAAAATTCCAGGCTCACCAATGTTATTTGCTTTCCAATGGTGTACTAGGTCTTTTACATTAACCTCAATAGTATTATCTATTGTAATTGAGACATTTGAATATGCCAACCACGGCTCAGTTTCCCAAAAGCCATCATATTTAAGGTTAAAAGCGTCCTCATAATCAGCTAAAGCTATACAAGCACTCCTGCGGACGCCTCCTGATATGACTGTATTTGCTACAAGATTAGCTAGCGTAAATATTTCTTTTGGTGTCCATTGCTTTCCAGGCTTAGTGGTAAATAACTCTATTGTCTTGTCAAAAAGAAAGCGTAAAGGCTCAGGTCCACTGGCTGTACCTCCAAATGTTTTTAGAGGAGCTCCAGCTGGTCTAATCAAACTATAATCAAATTTAGGTATCATTCCACCTTGAAGATTGTAGAGCAAAGATAAAAATGCGTCACGCCAACCTTCTTTAGAGTCCCCAACAACAATGGTAATATTGCCTTCTCTAAACTTTGTAGGTCTAGGAGGAAGTTTTATGCTAGCCTTTTCAACACTATAGCCTACACCTACTCCTAGCATTAGTAAAATAAACATATCAGCAAAAGCTTCCCATGAATCAAAAATTAGATAACTACAATTGTAGATAGCTTCTGGATAGTATGGAAGCGCCCTGCCTGCTGAAGCTAACCCACGCATTGAGCCTAAAATATCTTTGCTTTTAAACAATGCTATAGCTGTAACATAATCTTTTGCAACTTCAGGTTTAACAAACTGCCAAAAGTGTTCTTCATATCGTTTAACAGCTTCTTCCCACGTTTCCCTAAAGGACTTTGCATAAGTTCTTTTAAATACCAAATCACTGTAAAAGCTTGCAATATCCATGTTTTCATCCTCCTTATTTAGTTTATTCCTGTGCTACCAAATCCATTAGTTCCTCTTTGCGTAACTCTTTTAGATTGTCCCTGATATAAGCTAATATCTTCAGAAGGTACAGAATGTATTAATGCTTGAGCTATTCTATTGCCTCTTGCAATTGAATGGGGATATTTTGTTGCATTGAATAAAACAACCTTCCATTCACCAGTATAATCAGGGTCTATAACTCCTGTTAAAACTATTAAGCCTTTAGAATTCCATCCCGAACGCCCCACTATAGTAGCATATATTGATGACAACGAGACATCCCATGATACACCAGTAGGTACAACGCGTATTTCCCCAGGTTCTAAAACAAAATTTTCAGCACTCCTAAGGTCAATACCTACATCACCTGGATTAAATAAGGGTTGTAAATCTTCATCACTGTAATAAATAAATATCATACTTGTTCTACCTCCTTTTCTTTTGGTGGTGTCCAAAGTTTTACACTTTTGGTCTTACAGTCATAGTGGTCCTTATCAAGAATAAAAGCCAGCCTTGCTGTCATTAAAGCGTCATCATAGGTAAGACCGTGACTCAGATAAGTTTCAACAACAGTTTTCCAATAGTGTTCAGGCTCTACTTCATCCAATAGTTTCCTAGCTTTTACCTTTCCTATTCCAGGGACTCCATAATAACCATCACCTGGGTCCCCTTGTAACACCTGTTGATAAAAGAAACGTGTAGCTTCTTCAGGAGTAATAGTAAACAATGTATCCTTACGCCAGTTATAGTGTGTAGAGGATATTTGTTGCATATCTTTGTCTGTAGAAGCTATTATATACTCTTTATCTCTTTTGGAAACCAATATACCTATCACATCATCAGCCTCCAAATTATCTATATACAAACAAGGATATTCAGCTTCCACATATGCTCTAAGCTCTGAAAGCAACTCAGGCTTTTCTTTATCAGCACGGTTGAGTTTATAAGTGGAACTTAACTGCTTGCGAAAGTTATTAAACCCGCTGAGGCATACTAAATATTCTCTTGCTTCAGTACGCTGAACCAAATCACGTATAAAGTCATCAATGCGTTCTTGAGCAATTATAATATCATCAACAATTAGTTTATCAAACATCTTTTGCTGAGACTTGAAAGCTACTTGAAATAAAACAATGTCCCCATCTATTAGTAAAACCTTCATGCTCTCACTCCTTT